ATATGGGTAATAGGATTGTTATTTGTCCTTATTGCAAAAAACAGGCGGAATATGTAAGGGGTGATAGGCTTTATAGTGGTCGAGGTTCATGGGATAATAAGTTCTTCTGGGCTTGTTTTGATTGTAGGGCATGGGTCGGTTGTCATACAAGGAGTAGGAAATATCATAGAGAGGGCGATGAGCCACTTGGGAGGCTTGCTAATTTTGATTTGAGACGAGCGAAGATGCAGGCTCACATGGCATTTGACTTCATGTGGAAGAGTGGTAAGATGAAACGAAAAGAAGCCTACAGATGGCTATCTGGGCAGTTAGGGATAGAGTTTAGGGATTGTCATATAGGGATGTTTGACTTGGATATGTGTAATAAAGTTGTTGATATTATGTGTGATTATGAATTTGATGGAGTAAAGTGATATGAAAACGGATGATTCGTTTTTGGATGAAATATTGGAAGCTGTTGAAGATGGAAAGTTGGAATTGAGTAGTTGGGAGAGTGATTTTGTTGATTCATTGGGGGAACAATTGGGGTATAGGGATCTTAGTAGGAAACAACGTGAAATTTTGGATAAAATTCACGCTAAAATAAGGGCATGGTAGATTTTCCTGGTGTAGCTTAACTGGTTTAGAGCGTAGCGTTGTGGCCGCTAAGGAGTAGGTTCGAGTCCTACCGCTAGGACAAAATTAGGAATTAGAATTTAAAAAGTTTGGTGGATATTTTGGTAAGGAATAATGAATTTGGAAGTCATCTAAGGGGAATAAGGGAAAGTCGTGGATTTAGTTTAGATGGTTTGGCCAATGCTACTGGAATAGCTTCTTGGGTATTGTGGTTATATGAGGAGGGGAGGGAAATACCAAAGAAGCCAAAGGTTCATTTGATAGCAAGGGCGCTTGGTTGTGATGTTAAGAATTTATTGGATTCAAGAAAATATTCTATAGCATATAAGCATAGAAACAGGGGTTTCTATACAAGATGAAATATAGGTTTAGTGAAGGTGAGAGATTAGATGAATATGATATTCACACTGATTATGTATTGGTAGGTGGAGAATTTAAACTGATATTATATCCAAGATGGAAAAATGATAATGGTGGGGCATTGATAAGACAAAAACGAAAAGAATTGGGTATAACTCTTCGTAGAGCTGCTGGTATGCTTGGTATTAGTGGAACTGAATTGACAAGAATAGAAACTGGTCGTTATGTTTTATTAGATGATAATGATTTTAATGAGATAATTTCAAAATTGGATATGAAATGAAGTATTTTGAGTGGTTCTCTATAATTAGTAATGAGTTTATGCTTTGGGGAAGAAATGCACCAAGATTAACAGAGGAAGAAGCATATAGAAGATTTTTTGAATTGGGTGATTTGACAACTGATAGTAATTCTAGAAAGAGAGTTTTAAATGCTGGATTGTGGATTAGTGCAACATTGGTTGATTTTGATGATGTAGATTTGCATTTTGATTCTAGACCATGCTTTATGAATATGGATGGACATGTAAGAAAACTGAAAATAAGACCATTGTCTTTTAAATTATGAGGAAACAATTAAAATGGTTGTTGCTAAGTTGCATATTATATGTGGAAATTGTGGTAAGAACGATGAATTCGAACATGATATTCAAATTGGTAAAATAATGTCTAGGATGAAAAACACTTTTGTATTTTTGAGATGTAAAAATTGTGGAACTATACATAATTTGGATGATAATTCTGAATTGAATGAAATATCACAAGACATTGATGATGATTAATAATGATTATTGATAAGTATAATGAAGATTTATTTTATGCTGGTGTTGATGCATTAGTGAATCCAGTAAATTGTGTTGGTGTAATGGGTAAGGGATTAGCGCTTCAATTCAAAAAAATGTATCCAGGTAATTTTGAGGAATATAAGAAAGCATGTAGTTTGAATAAGGTTGTTCCAGGTGAACTTTTTGTTTGGATTAGTGATGATTTATTTGATGATGTAATCATTATTAATTTTCCTACAAAACGTCATTGGAGAGATAATTCAGTACTTCGTGATATAGAAGATGGTTTAACTAGTTTAGTTAAGATCATTAAATCAATGAGGATTAATTCAATTGCCATTCCTCCATTGGGATGTGGCCTTGGTGGGTTAGATTGGAATATAGTTAGAAATAAAATAATAGAATATTTAGATGTTATTCCAGATTTGGATATTCACATTTATAATCCTTAAAGAATATAGATATGTTATTAAAAATAGATGAAAATGGTATTTGGGATTTGGATAGGGGGTGCTATATTGTGTGGACTGGATTGGATGCTAGGCTACATTGCTTAGGTAATAAAATTGAAAAGTTGAACGAATGGTTTGTTGATGTCTGTAGAAAATATCCTATCGATATTGAAAACGATAAAAATAGGGATAGTTCTGCTTGAATCAGACGTAACATCTGAAATTGAAGCTAAGCTAATTGAGCATGGAATAAAATATTCTCGTGAAGTAAAGCTTGGGAAGCATTGTAGAGTTGATATTTTAATTGATGGCGGAATAGCTATTGAAATAAAAAAAGGAAAACCCAATTCCAAATTAGTAGCAAATCAGTTGATAAGATATTCGGAAAGCGAAAAGGTCAGTTCAATTGTCCTCGTATCTGAACGAGGGTTATTTAGTCATATAAAAGAAGCAAATGGTAAACGAGTATATTATGTATCGTTGTCTTCGAACTGGGGAGTATCACTATAGCGAACTCGAGTTCGCATGGAGGTTGAAAGATGAAGAAATGTCACCAATGGACAGATAGAGACGATGAATTGTTGAGACAAGAGATAGAAAAATGTGGGCCTATTTTTGAGCATTTTAGAAACCAAGGTAAAAGCTACTCTGATATGAACGCTTGGGATGCTGTAGCTGGAAGACTTTGGGATAGTATTGGTGTGACAGGATCGGCATGTAAGCGTAGATATGATAAAATGAAACAGGAAGAGAGAACAGATAGAACAGATAGATGGCAAGAAACGATTGATAAGGTTGAAGCCTATGAAAGAGGTTTGGCTGAAACAACATTTGATGGAGTGTCTGAATTGCTTGGTAATTTTGATGCCTTATTTGATAAACAGCATGAAGTGGAAAAAAATATGGTACTGATGTTTGAAGGAATAGTATCTATGACTAAAAGTATATCGAAAATATATGATGAAATAAAAGCCATTAAGGATATGTGGAAATGAAGATAAAGTGGATTGTAATTTTGAAAATTGATTCAAAGCCACCTGAGTTTTATCCATGTGAATATAAGAGTGAGGCCGAAAGGTTATATGATGATTTTAGAAATAATTGGTCTGAAGTGTATTTATGTAAGGTAGAGAAGGGTCCATTGTCGTAATGGTTGATGAATTTCCTGATTATTTAAAAGAACCTAGTAATGTTGGATATAAATATGGTGATTTGTACTTTAAGAAAGGTAGGTTTTGTTTATCAGGTGAACCTGTTATGCTTGAATTTGCGAAACGTATATTTCCTGGTGCGCAAATTTATAGAACAGATGGGTTTCTGGTATTTGGGAAATCACCAAGGGAGGTTTCGGATCTTAATTGGTTGATGATGCGATTTCCTCTAAATATTCATTGTGGTGATGAATTAAAAAGAGCGAGGGATATTGCAATAGATAAATGGTTTGGTTTAGTATCTGGAGATAATATTAAGCCAACTAAGCCACCTTCTGAGTTTCTTGGGAAACTGTATAAGTACCAAGAGGAAGCTGTAACTTTTATGACTTCCAACAGGAGGGTTATTCTTGGCGATAGTATGGGTCTTGGAAAAACTTGGAGTGCTCTTGGTGCTGTAGCAAAAGCTGGTATGTATCCGTGTCTGGTAGTGTGTCAGGCACATATTCAACTTCAGTGGCAAAGAGCTATTGGGGCCCTATTTGACCTACCAAGTGGTTATCAGAAAAAATTATTTGATAATGATTTTGATATATCAGTTAAAAGAGGTAAGGCTTTAGCACCAATACTTAGAGGAAGAAAACCATATTCAATACCTAATTTACCGTTTTCGATTATTCATTATGGTCTTTTGGGATGGTGGCAGGAAGAATTATTAAGAAAAAAATATAAGATAGTAATATTTGATGAAGTTCAAGAGTTACGTCACACTGGTACCCAAAAATATTCAGCAGCTTCTGTTCTATCTGGTGAAGCTGAGCATGTATATGGTTTGTCTGGTACTCCAGTATATGGATATGGTTCGGAAATATGGTCAGTTACAAATGCTGTAGATTTTAACTGTCTTGGTTCACAGGAAGCTTTTTCAAGAGAATGGTGTGATGGATATGGATCGAAACTTGTAAAGGATCCAAAAGCTCTCCATGGTCATTTGGTGAGAGAAGGAATATTATTAAGAAGAAAATATGATAATGTTAAGTTAGATATTCCAAAAGTTATTCGACACATTCAAGATCTAGAGCAAGATGATGAATTATACGAAAAACTCATCGAGATGGCAAAACGGAAATCAGAGGTATGGTTAGCAGCATCGTTTACTGAAAAAGGTCGATTGGCTCGAGAAATAGAAGGTGAAACTAGGCAAGCGGCTGGAATAGCTAAGGCCAGATATGTTGCAGAATTTGTTGCCTCATTAATAGAAGCTGGAGAAAAACCACTCGTTTATGCTTGGCATCATGCTGTGCACCAGATACTAAAAGAATCATTGGCAAGATATGAGCCAGCATTTATAACGGGTATGCAAACTCAATCTCAAAAAGATAATGCGATAAGAAAGTTTAGCAATGGTGATACTGATGTAGCTATTTTGAGTTTAAGATCCGCTTCTGGTATTGACGGATTACAATATAGAGCAACATGTACTGCTTTTTCAGAGCTAGATTGGTCTCCAGCTGTTCATGGACAATGTGAGACAAGAATAGCAAGGATTGGAGTTGATTCAAGTGTTGAGGAGGTTCCTAGCTACTATTGTGTATCAAGGAGTGGATATGACGAGATTATACTTGATGTTCTTGGTGTAAAAATGGGTCAGTTTATTGGGATTATGGGAGATGAACCAGAAAGCCAAGATGAACAATATGCTGCAGAAAAGAAAATATCGTCAAGAATAAAACTTCTTGTTGAAAATTTAAGAAACTCGTAGATAAAAATATTATTAATATGAAAGAGGGTGTAATGGATCATTTGATTTTTAGAGCAAAATATAGTGGTCTTATGTCTAATGATGAGATCCTTTCAGTTTTTCATGGAGCTTGTGAAGTATCTGGAGCACACATACGGAGATCTGTTGAATATCCATTTTATCCGGTTGGTTTTAGTGCAGTTGTCATTTTATCTGAAAGTCACGCATCACTTCATACTTGGCCAGAGAAAGGTATGATAATGGTTGATTATTTTTCTTGCTCTGATAATCCTATGTATAACTGTTTTTTGGAACATTTTGAGAAAAACGGTTTTTCTGTGAAAGATTACAGCATTATTGAACGCGGCTTGGGTCTTGAAGAAAATGATAAAAAAAGTTGACGAATCAATATTTGTGTGTCAATATTCTTATTGAGATTGGGGCTATGATGGTTCTAAAACAAGGAGTTTTCGATGACTACAACATATGAACAGGATTCAAAATTTATACATGATATAGTTGGAGAGAATATCCTTGAGGAGGTTTTGGGGTGGATAAAATCAAATATGAATCCAGAGGATGTGTTTGATGAACAAGCCTTGAAAAATTGGGCCATTGAAAATGTCAAGGTTAATGAGTATGATGAAGAAGACTTGAGAGATTGGGCAAACGAAAACGGTTATTCTAATTCTATTCCGGAATTCTGATCAATGATAATAGTTTAGAGTTGTTCTTTGAAAATTGAATATGATTTGTTGATATTGGGGACCGATTTGGTTTCGACATTCAGTGAGATAGATACTGTGCATGTCCCGCTTTGTGTGTTCAGCGGGTTAAAAAGGACATTCAACTACAGTTGCCAAAAACAACTATCCTGATTTGGCCGAAGCTGCCTAATCCGTCCGATTGTCGATTGCCCATGTAGGCATAGGGCGTCATTTTTAATGGGATAGCTACCATTATCATAGGGAATGAGTGGCGAAATATACTATGAAAAAATTTGTATATGGTTGTCTATTGTTGTATACAAATTATTGAAATAGACTAAGCATGTAGAAAAAGAGTGGTATTTTGATGCTAGGATGGACCCGAGTTCGAATCTCGGCGGTTCCAATATATTAAGGGGATACGATGTGGTGGGACACATCGGAAATGGTCAGCGAGACATAGTTAATAAGTTGCTAATTGTTTATGGTTCTTTAACGTAAAGGATAGGGATAAATAATTTGTGGGTTAATACTGAAAGCTATGTGTTCCTAGTCATTCTTGATTATTTGACGAAATAGTGTGAGGTGGCTTCCGTTAAAACTCGCTCTCGGTTCGAATCCGAGTATCCCCTCAAAGTTGATATGGATGGTGAATCAACATGAATCCACATGGGTGAAGCGCCGCTTTTAAGTATCCATATCAACATTTGGGCTAGTGGCGGAATGGTAGACGCATGCAGAAGGGTTCAGAGGCAATCTAGGACGTAAGTGTTGGCGTTGAGTTCATACAGACTCTGACGGCATATCTGCAGTGAGGAGCCGGATAGCTATGGAGTAATTACCATAGATATAACGTGATGTGGTTCGGAGCCACCTTTTTCAGGTTCGAATCCTGACTAGTCCACAATTGTTTATATTGAGAGGTTATTGATGGATAAGAAAGATCATAGAAGGGTTAGGGTGATTAAAAGAGTTTATCTCATTTGTGCAGATGCTTATGACCATGAGTGTCCTTCATATGATAAGGATGAAACAAGTCTTTCCGGTCACTGTAAGAATGTTGCAGTTGGGAGTGGCGTGAATGAGTGCAAGCTGACATGGTCTTGGACAGAAGAGGAAAGAGATTTGGTTATTGGTAAGAGATTCGGTTATGGTAATTGACATGGATTAATTGGTTTGTTTTTAGGACACAAAAGCAAAGCAGGCAGAGTGGAGCACACACATGATAATTCATGTCAATATAGGATTTTTTCTATTTTTTATCCTTAATAATAAAAGATAGAAGCGGATTGGAATTACGACACAACCGCTTTAAAAAAAGTCGAGCACCGTGGAATTCGGTGTAGGGTTATCGTATATTACGAAAGTATGTATGATAACCCATTTTCGAGATGTAGCGCAATCTGGTAGCGCACTTGGTTTGGGACCAAGGGGCTGGAGGTTCAAATCCTCTCATCTCGACTAGGAGCAGCCTATTAACTGCAATATGGGTGTAAGTCCCTAAGGATGCCGAGTAGGGTTCCTATGATGATTTGGCGAGAATTATGAATCCTCCAAATCGGTGTCCTTGCCACAGTTGCTGTGCTGTATCACAGTGTCTATATCCAATGGTCAAAGTATCTTAGGAGACGTTCTAAGACTATGATTACGGAGGAATAGACCGGGTTTCTAATTGTCCGATAAATCAATTAGACCGAAATGGCGCGATCCATTCAAGCCTGGTGAGAAGCCAGGCAATTTTTTAGAATGAAAGTTGAAAGTGGGTTAGAATAATGAATAATTTGATTAAGGCATTGACAATTTTAGGTAAATATACTGATTCTGAATATCCAACTGGATGTGAACATGATGTTTTATATGTTTATGTGAGTCCTGATAGTGTTTCAGGAGAGGATATATTGATGTTGGCTAATCTTGGATTTGATATTGATGAGGATATTGATTGTTTTTATTCATTTCATTATGGGAGTGCATAATTTATTTATATATTGATGTGTTTTTAAACTTTATAAGAATATTTTAGGCTGATGGCGGAAAGGTAGACGCGCGTATCCAGCGAAACAAAGTGGCTACTGGATAAAAACAAATAAGATAGACCACAATTGCAGGTTCGATTCCTGTTCAGCCTACGATGCGGCATGGTGTAAGTAGATAGCATATGGGGTTGGGACCCCAATGGTCAGTTTAGCAGGTGAATGGTGCTGCATATGGTAATTTTTGTAGATTTGTTTTTTAAAAAGGAGACAGAGAAATGGATGAAGTTGATCAGAACAATAAAAGTGTAATCAGGTTGCAGGCTGAGGAATCTGCAAAGAAGATTTTAGTAAAAATGAAAGATGGTGATTCAACAAGTACGATAGAGGATCTGATTTCCAGGTTGGAGAAATCGCATTTGAAATCATACGTGAAGCGTCTTCATAGAGAGTCTATGAAGGAAGGGGTAAAATTCATAACGGATAACAGGGATAAGGTATATCTGTTTAAGGTTTTTTCTGAAATTGGAGAATATGGTATCGGTATAGGTATCATGAATGTGGATAAAAATTTTGAAAAATTCCATATTGCAACGTGTATCTGTTCTCCAAAGGATTATCATTTGTGGAGTAACAAAGTTGCGAAAGGATATCTAGGAAATAGACTAAGGGATGCTCCTTTAGTTGTTTCATATGATGAAAAGGTTTTTCCTTTGTATATCGCACAATGCATTAGTTTGAAAATTATGTCTGATGCATGTTTGAATATTAGTGGTCCTAGGTTTCTACGTAAAATTTTTGCTAAAAATAGATATGAAAATCCAATGCGAACACCTGAATTTAGTTCTTTGTCTATTGAAGAAATATGTACAGGTAAGAAAACAATGGATAGGATGTTTACCGGAAGTTTGGCACTTGATCGTTCACTTGGTGGTGGTATTCCAGTTGGAAGAACAATAATACTTGCTGGACTAGAGGGATAAAATGTTGAATTTTTGTCCTAATTGCAACGGAGATTTGAAACATCTGTATCCTAAAAAAAGTGGTATTATTAGTATACATGATGATGATAAGATTAGTTGTTCTGGAGAAGTTTCATATGCGAGATTGCCAGCAAGGATTACCGCAGCGCAACTATCTGGATCTTATATATCCGGTATAGCGGTTGATATTTTTGAGTGTGTGAATTGTGGAAATCTGTATTTTTTAAGAAAAAAATGTTGACTATTCGTAAAATATATGACAATCATGTGTAACTTATAAAAGGATATGTTTTTGGTCTTGGGACGACCATAAAAGCACCCTGGTGGAGGCGCAAAGTGATCCTGGTGGTTTCAAAATGTTTTGAAATCATGGCTTGTTCGGAGCCATCACACATAGATGTTTAACTCCCCGCCGAATGTCTATGTCCGAACACTTTTCTTGATAAATCATATTTAGCATGTAATAATGATGGTTATGATGTCTTACTAGATGTAGGAGGAATTATGGATATTTTTGATTTTTCTTGGAAAATTGATGACATGGATAGGAGTGATGATATTCCGTTTAATTATGAGATTGAGGCTCAGCGGAATGGTTTTGTGATTTTATATGCAAAGGATGATATTATCTATGTTCGTGGGGCAGTAGTTGAGGAGATTTCATTTAAAAATGGTACAGAATATGATGTTTGGTTTTCAGAAAGGGGTGTTATTTACAGTGATGAAGAGTTTGATTTAATAACATCAGGTAAAATAAAAGTAAAAGTAAAAAAAGGTATTGATCCTGTTTGGGATTTCTCTTCTGAGGATATAGAGTATTCTATGTTTGATATTTATGATGGTATGGATCAATATTGTAGGGGGATTGTTTTTTCTATAGATGAAATTGGTTGATATTATTATATAAATAATAAAAAATAGTATTCGTATTCATCATTTATTTGCAGCAATTTTGTAATTGCGTATAATAGAGGTGGACTGTGTGTTGCCAGATAGGCGAACTCGAGTTCGTTTCTGTTGATGGAGCTGCAAGATGGATAAAGATACTAAGAAAGAGCGGTTTTCTCGGCTAAAAAAACTGAGATGTTTTCAACATATCCATGAAATGCTTTCACATGGATATCCTGCCCCAGCAGTAGCCAAGTTTATTCAAGATCAAGGCGAATATGGCGACATCAAAGAACAATCTTTGATAGAGACATTAAGGAGATATCGAAGAGATATTTTGCCAGCGGATGTGTTGGTGAGTAGGCAACCTCACATTATAATTGATGCTCGAAAGCAATACACTGATAAATTAGAGGAGCTTAGAAGACTAGACGATCTGTATGACGCATTAAAATATGAATTTGATGTAGGGCATGCAAAGTTTCGTATGACAGGATATTTGGATCAAGAACATCGACATGCGACTAAGAATTTAATCGATACAGTTAGAACAATGCATATGATCAAGATGGATTTGGGTATTTCTGGACAAAGAAGTCTTGGTACCATTTCAATATCACCAGAACGTTTAGAAGAAATAAAATTAAAATATGGTGATAATGCTGCTAGGGCTATGGCTGATCCTGTTAGTAGAGCAAGGGTTATAGCTTATTTGAAAGCTGCACAGGATGCTGCGAGTTTGAAAGCCAGAGAAGAGGCAGGAGATATTGTTGATATAGAAGTTGTTAAAAAATGATTGTAATAGGTAAGAATGGTCGAAAGAGATCATATACGACTTTTGATGAGGCTTTAGATACTGTAGATAGAATACGTGAGAATTTAACACCAGATGAAAAAGAATTAGCGAAAATTCTTGGTGATGAAGAGTTAGAGAACCAAGAATTAATTAGAGAGGGGTTATTTGGTCATGTTTATCATACGATTCCTGTACCAATGGAGCAGTTTTTAGAGGATCCATATTTTCTTGGAGAATCTTGTAGTACTTTGTATCCTGTACTTAAAGAGGATTTAGTGGAACTATTTGAACGTCCATATAGAGAGGCTGTGTTCACGGGTGGAATTGGTGTAGGGAAGACGTTCATGCTGTCTATAGCCATTTGCAGGATATTATATGAATTATCCTGCATGATATCACCACAGAAAACGTTTGGGTTGTCATCTGGTAGCGAAATGGTGATTCCTTTGGTTTCTAAAAATCTCACATTGGCTCGTGAGATCATGAAAACAGCTGTTGACGATAAGATAAAAGAATCACCATATTTTATGACCAAGTTTTGTCCTAATATGAAAAAGGAATACACATTGTTTCCTCATAATATTAGAATGACAATAGGTTCATATGGTTCCGATAGAATTCTTGGTTCGAATGTTTTTACTGCAGCGTTAGATGAGACAAACTTTCCACCAAAGCGGAAAGGTCAGCAAATTTCTACAGCATTTGGACAGAAGGTAAAAGCTGCACACTTTGATATTGTAGAGAAAATATATCGTGGTCTTCTTAGACGTATAAAGTCTAGGTTTCAAAAAGCTGGTGGTGGGTTTCCAGGTATGGTTATTTTAGCTTCATCTGCGGCTACAACGGAATCTTTTATAGAGCGAAAACTCAGAGATAGTAGAGAAGATTCGGGTGTTTTTGTACGTGATCATACTCAATGGACAGCAAAGCCAGATACAGAATTTTGTGGTGAATATTTTTATGTTCTGTGTTCCACATCGGCTACTAAATCACGAATATTAAGGGAAGATGAATATGATTCAATAACTGATGAATATTTGGAAGCCAATGATGCATTTATCATGGATATTCCAATCGAATTTCATGATGATTTTGAATCGAATATGGAAGGATCGTTGCGTGATATAGCTGGTTTTGCTACTGAAGCGATTTCTCAATTTGTTCAAAGACCTAAAATGATTACTGCATGTATCAGGACGGATATTATACATCCATTTAATAGGGAAGAGTGGGTTGCAGGTGGGCCAGGAACAATGAATTGGGATTCATTGGTTGTTGAAATAGAGAGAAAACTACCAGGTGGATTTACTGAGCGAGCATTTATGCCACGTAGAAATCCATCAGCTATGCGTTGGTGTCATGTAGATACTTCTACTTCTGGTGATAGTTCTGGTTTGGCGATAGGTCATATCGATAGGTGGGTAGAGGTTGTTAAGCGAGATATAGAAGGGAATGCTCATGTGGATCAAGCACCATATTATATTGTTGATTTCATGCTTAGGATAAATCCACCACCAGCAGAACAGATTTATATGCCTGATATAAGGGTAATGATATATGATTTTATGATTCACGGATTTAAATTTATTGGTTTTAGTTCTGACACCTATCAACATGTTGAAATGCACCAACAGGTTTCCAGAAAAGGGATAAAGCCACATGTTATATCGATGGATACCTCTACTGAACCATACGATGAATTAAAATCGGCATTTTATGAAAATAGAATAGAAATTTATTATTATAAACCTTTCATTGAAGAATTTAAAAAACTGGAGTATGATCGAATTGTTGGTAAGATAGATCATCCTTTGGCTGGAAGCAAGGATGTGAGTGATTCGGTTGCAGGGGTAATACATGGCTTGAAGACGTCGGCGTCTATGATGCCACTTCAAGGTCGAGCCGCAAAATCGTCAATTGCTAACCATGAATATTCGTGGTTAACCCCGTTGATTCCTGCTGATAAAGTTGACATAGATGATGTAAATGCTGCCAAAGAAGGCATAAGCAGAGAAGATTTTCTGCCTATATTATTTGGAGATTAGACATATGAAATGGATTGATCGGATAAAAAAACTTTTTGATAGTGATAAAAGTAGTAAGATTTCAGAAACTGGAAAAGGTTATTCTTTTGACGATCCTAATGGAAACATGTTCGATGTCTCTGCTAATTCTTCATATAATAATTTAAAAGCAGCATTGACCATGGACCAGGATTTAATGGCCAGGTATGTTGATTATGAGAATATGGATGATTATCCGGAACTTCAGTCAGCTCTAGATATATATGCGGATGATACAACAATTACTGATAATTTACGCGGAAGAACTATATGGGCTGAATCTGAAGATACGTTTTTGATGGACATAATAGATGATTGTTTGCATAGACGTATACGTATCGAAGAAGATATTTGGTTGGCAGTAAGAACGTTATGTAAATACGGAAATTGTTTTGCTGAAATAGTTACGACAGAGATTGGTGTTGTTGGTTTAAATTTCTTACCAGTACCCACTATGAGAAGATTGGTTACTGTAAAGGGAAATTTGGTTGGATATATACAAGATTTGAATGGAAGATTTAATATAGAATCTTTGTCTATAGAAGACAAATCAAAATTAAAACAGCAATGTGAAGAAAGAGGAATGATTTTCTTTGAAACATGGGAAATTGTTCACTGGCGATTACAGTCAAAATTTGTTCGTTCATTATATGGTTATTCTATCCTTGATGCGGCTAGGTGGATATGGAAAAGACTAGCGATGTTGGAAGATAC